GTCGAAATGAACGATTATCGTTGGTATATATAGCTAAATGTACGACGTTTTACAAAAACATAAAACGTATAAAACGTCGTGAATGGGGTGCGCGAGTCATAAATGTGTTTATGCCAACGTGTTTTGTGGTATTTAGTACTATATGCGCAGGAAAAAATCAAAATATAGGCATGTCGTGATTAATAAAAAGAAGTTTTACTTCTATAAAATTTCTTGGGTTGACATCACTGCGGATGGCGGGCATGCTACAGCTGATGAGTTCGATAAGTTCGAATGCTCTAGGATGGTGTCTTTTGGATATATCTACAAAAAGACTAAGAGATTCATTTGGACTTTTGCGAGTTATGACGCGAAGGATGAAGCTTATTCTGATAGGAATATCTTCCCTACAGGATGTATAACTGGACTCCAGAAATTAAATGTGGAATCCAGATAAATTATTTATTATTGGGATGGCAGTGTTTTTCCTGCTGGCTCTTTACTCTTTAACTTTAATTCCTCACTAGATGACTCAGGCTTTATTTCCTTTTTTATTTTTTCTGGTATTGGCTTTGCTTTTGGCTTGGGCAGCTTTTCATTGGGAGTGACATTTAAAATTGGTGCGTAATCGTCTAAAATTTGTTTCATTTTGTTCTCTAGTTCTTCTTCTGACATGTCTTCTAATTTCCCATGTTTTATTATTTTCCGTTCTATGTATAGTCCTCCTGCTTTGCCTCGATTCGTCTCAGCGTTCACAGCAGCAGAGAATGAGTTCTTCTTCAGAGCCATCTCCTTAATACGAGCTAGTTCAGCTACGTGAGTATCATAAGTGACTTTGTGTTTCTCTAATCTTTCTTCTTTGAGTTTACCTACGTATTGAACCACCAGCGGTGACAGTCTAGGATTAAGTAATTCCGACCCTTCTTGTCGGGATCTATCTTTGCTATACCCAGCGGCAGCCGCTGCTTCCCCTTGAGTCATAGGTCCATCTGGTCCACCGAATACTATAAACTCGGCGAATCTCATTTGCATTTCAGTTAATCTTTTAGGAACTCCCATGTTTGACAATTTAAGGTAACAATGATAAAAAGTCAATATGAAGAAAGAAAAAACCATACACGAATTATCGAAGGAATTTCCAGAAAAGACTTATAGGGAGTTAGAACTATATCGAGATGCCGATAGACAGGAAGAAGCACAACAGATTCCCCTGAGTGAATCCCAGAAGTCTCAGAAAGAGTTAGAACCTATCGATGGAGAAGAACAAGATAATCCTGAACTATTTAAGACAGAAATAGATTATCATCGCTATTGGAAAGATATGTATGAGAAGGAACACAAGCTTCGTCAGGAAGCTGAAACCGAAACTATCCTTGTTAAGGGTATAGGTATGAATTCACCTGAGATGAAAGATGCTAAGAAAACTATTGCAGAACTCAGAGCGACCACAGAAAGATTTGGCAGAGAGAATAATGATTTATATAATAGGATTGCTGATGCTCTTGAGGTCAATGAGTCACATCAAAAAATGAATGGAAAATTACAAGAAAGATTGACAGAGTTAGAGGAAGAGAATAAGAAGATCCACGCTAGACTGGACGAAAGAATCGACAGTATGCGAAAGTCAGGAATGTAATGAGAGTTAAAGACCTACAACAATATTTATCAAATTTTACTGCAGCAAATGCAACAGGCACCCGTCAAGGAAATGCTATTTCTAATGCAATTTTATTTGTTGAAGTCAATGGATACCTCCATGAGATTAGACGAATGGAAGTACATGAGCACGCTGTTCCGTATCTAGGTCATACTGGTTCCAGTCATAGACTTGTTATGAAAACTCAAAAAAAATCTCCCCTTATTCTTCCTACGAAGCTCAAAGATGACTACTAGTGTTCCCTCAAAAAACACATGGGCCCAGAAGCTAAATTATATAAAAAACTTAAGACCAAAACCCCTCGAATTATCTGGACACGTATTGAAAACCTTAGCTTACTCGGCTGCCCTGATCTATTGGGGTATAATACTTCTGGGCACTTTTTCACTGTTGAATTAAAAGTTACAAAGAAGAACAAACTCAAATTTTCACCACATCAAATTGCGTTCCATGTAGCGCATCCTAAGAATACTTTTATCTTAGCCGAGGCCCTTGGTCCGAGGTCCTCTAAACTTATTCATTTGTTCCGTGGTTCACGGATCAGGGAGCTTGTCGCTTGCGGCTTGGAGCTTGAGGCTTGCTGCTTGGGGCTTGAAGCTTGCGGCTTGCTCTTCGAATCGCTTGAGGCTTGAGGCCTGTAGCCATTAGCCATGGCCCATGCTTCATGGTGCGGGTAAATTTTTTTCTTAGTGTTTGGGGTATGTGACATGTTTCACGTCTCTGGACCAGCAGCGTCTGCAGCTCTTACACTGGTTCCCCTGCTTCGATGCGGGGCAGTCGCCGCCTTCATCAACGACCGTGGACCAATGGGTCCAGGCCTGACCAGGTGTGGTGTTGTTTTTTGCGTTGCTTAATCTTATTGTTAAGTTGTCTGGATATGAGCCCAGCGGCAGGTATCGACGCTCTTGAGTCGGCAGCCAGTGCATAGTGCCTGGTGTGTTATTACAAACTTCAAAGATCTTCTTGAGATGGTTCACGCTCTGGATGTCGCCTGAGTCGTGCCAGCGGAAGTGCTTCTTGCCCTTCACCAATACAGTCATGGCCTCGGTCCATCTCGGGTGCATTAAGCTCTTCAGGCGTCTGGCTAGTGCAGCCTTCACGTTCGGGAATCGATAGCGCCCGCGGTCGTCTGCATAACATTTATAGCATGGCGTGTCTTTAACCTTAGCCAGGATCTGGCCAGTCTGGCAGGCGCTCGCTGGTAGGTTATAGCTGCCTTCAGGCATCTTGCCTGGAGCTGATAAACCACCTGTTATTTTATTTGCTTCTTTCTTTAACATAATTAATTCTATTAAATAAATCTGGCCATATTGTGACGCTTGCGGCTTGAAGCTTGAGGCCGCTTGTGGCTTGGGACCCTGAGCTCTAAGGCTTGCAGCTTGGAGCCATTGATCGTGATCCGTGGTCCAAACTTCTGCCATCCATGACTCATGATCTTAAGCTCAGCTGCGATGGTCTGGAGCTGGGGCTTTGATGCATGTTTAACTTCTATTGTGAATTGTTTCATGTTTTTATTTTATCCTTTTTTTGTGTCTGTTTCAGGGCGCTTGAAGCTTGGAGCTTGCGGCTTGGAGCTCGTGGGCCCACCCTCCCACTTTAGAATAATTCTAAAGTGGGCCAAGTGCTGTATCTAAAATGGCATACAGCAACCCAAGCTTATTAAGCTACCAGACTTGACCCCAGATCCATTGGACATATGCATACTTATTACATAGTACTATCGTACTAACCCAATGGATCAGGGCTCAAGTTTTATATTGATCTTTTAATCTCTGGCAACATTAGCATAAACTTCACAAGGAAGAATGCGAACATGCCCAGGCCCAGCCACGTGCTTAAATTTATAGCAATGACGAGTCCTAAAAATGCGCCTGCAAAATGCAGTGCAAAATAAAATGCCCAAAATAGTTCTTTCATAATTTCTTTCTGGTTGCCCCCTGCTATATCTAAAATGGCATATAGCAACCCAAGGTTATTAACCTACCAGAGAGGGCAATCCGTTTATTCTTTTATCATCAACCCTTTACGAGTATATCTTCAAGAATTACTATCATATATAATCCTATTGACAAGTGATGTCAAGGTATGATAAAACTTTATTTTTAACTTAACAGAAAGGACACAATGGCTAGAATAAGATTAAACCAAGAGTATCGTAATAAGATCGCAAATCGTATGCGAGTACATCTTGAACAAGAGAACACGCAAGAGAAAGAAAAATTCTTGCAAGCAAGAGAGGATATGAAACCTCTACAAGATGAAACGTGGAAACTTGCTAAAGAAATAGTAAGCCGACATTACACACCCGAAGATATTAAAATGGCTTATCATTTACAAAACAAGTTTCAAAATGTGGACACTATCGCAAAAGATAGTTGCTTTCATTTTGGTTATCAAGGTCAAGTCGAAGATCGTGACGAAAATGACAAAGTAGTTATGAAAGATAAATACATTGAAAGTCATTTTGATTTTAAACTTGATGGTAATATCAATGGTAAAGAAAGTGGCAGACAAAATGATTTTGCTTATGCCATGTATCGTGATGAACTCAAAGGTCGTGATGGTTGTAATCCCGATATTAATGTCGAGCAAAAATTTGGTAAAGGTGATGGCGAGAGTAATCAATCAAATCCACATTGGACAAAGGTTGATGACGCAAACGAAAAATATCTTGGGTTGAGTGGTGGTAGTAAAAATCATACCTCATTTGCTAAAGAGTGGAACAATGATTATGTTCTTGATTTAATTGGTAGAGAGTATTGCCGAGATAGATCAATCGCTTGTACTGAAAAAGAGTTTGCAATCTTGATGAGTTGGCAAATTGCTAAAGGTCAATTAATTACTGCTCACGAAAAATGGATAGATAGTATTTTAAATCAGATGAAAGAAATTAAACTTGGTTTAAAAGGTTATAGATATTTAGATGAAGCGATTGAGTTATCTACTGAACTTGGTCTTAATCTAAATGACGCAGAAATAATTAGAACTAACTCTACGGGTTTAGTTATTTACAATCCTAAAAATCTTGCTGAAAGAATAAAAGGTATGAAGAATAAAAACATATCAAGAGAGCAAAAAATTGCTCTACGCAAGGCATACGACACGCAACAACAATCACAATAATAAGCATTGACTTTTAAAGTTATGTATGGGATAATCCCATACATAACAGAAAGGACAGTATGCAAACGAAAGAAATAATATCAGCACTAAAAGACACAGATACATTTCTCATTACTTATTACGCAAAGAAGTATAGAGAGATAATCACACGTAAAGGAAAGATAGATCATAAGACTAAAACTTGGATAACACCTAAAGGTAGTTATTGTTTTTGTTATTATGATTTAGACGCAGAAACTATCAACCCATATAGAACTGCAACTAACCCAACGAGGATAGAACTAATATGAACAAAGCAGAAATAATAAAAGAGTTAAGAGAAATCTTAAAAGTATATCATTATAAAAGTGATACAGAACATATGAGCAAAGACGTTGTAATAAGTTTAGAGAACTTGTTAGGGAGTTTGCTTAAATGAGCCAACTTAAATATTGCCAAGGTCCTAAGTGTCATATGTATGATACTAAAGACAGAAAGAAAGGACCGAAAGATAATAAGAGGAATGAAACAAGAAGAAGATCTCATATGTATTATCTTGATGGCAACTGTTGTTCAATGCAATGTATGTATGATTGGTTTAATATCTATGGTCAACGAGCCTTGGACCATTTTGGTAGAATAACTCAGCCTAAAGTATTGACCGCTGATAATGCGTGGCGCAAGAGATATGATTGGAATAGAGATGGCAATGATAGACACTATGTCTATAACTATCTGACCGAGGAACGCAGACCAATAACGCAAGCGCAATACAATAATGATAACACCATTACCCAAGATGGCAGACTAGCCATCTAGCATACCAACGCGCCCCGCTTCGCGGGGCGCGGTCCCACCCTTAATTAATCTAGTACCTAAAACCACCGAGAATTCAGCTTGTAGCCGAGGGGCCCACCCCCCCTTTTTAAAAGAAGGTTCCTTTTGATTTTACTTTAGTGCTTGATT